CCAATTTTGAGTCAGGATTTGTGGAAATCTGATGATGATTACGAACCAACAGGGGTATTCAAGACTGCACCTAATCCCGCTCACACGATTTACGATCTAACATCAGTGGATGATTTGAAAGGATTCACGGGGAATTGGGTCGTCCAAAAGCAACCGAAGGGCAAGCGAATGTTTGTTGTGAAAAAAGGCGGTCATATCAGTGCCCATGATCATAAAGGTCGTGATGTGACTTTGCCGTCCAATGTCCGAAAAAGTATTCGGAATCAAACAGGAGATTGCACCTTTGATGGTGTGTTGAAGGATAGTGAATACCGTGCTATTGATTTGTTGGTTCACAAAGGTGATGATATTCACATGGAACCTTTGGAGGACCGGCTGTCGATTTTACGGACTGTCTATGAAACCGATTCACATTTGACATTCCCTATGCCCGCAGATTGTAAATTCTCGGATCGAGAAGGTTTGAGGAAGAACATTGATGCTATGGGTGGCTCAATTTGGTTGCGAGATGCCACTTCAACATTTATGAAGGAAAAGGAAAACCACCACAAATGGGTTTTATACAGCCCTAATGGGGATGATTTGACCAAGATGAATGCCCCCTATCCTTCAACATCATATCACAATGGGAACATTGTTTTGGAATACCCCGGACATATTCAACCAGTAATTGTCAAATCAACATTTGAGGATGACACTTATGCCGTGCAAGGCATTGAACCACAAAACCCATTGTCTATTCATGCGGAAAAGCAATTCCAATTATGGGGTCCAGTGGCCGCACATCTGATGAAATATGACATTTCGGAGGTCACGCCGTATCCACCGAAAATTACTACTGAAGATTCAACCCTCTTTATTCGCGCCCCATTGTTAGACACGAACGGTGGAGAGAGAGATTCACAACACGCTCTTGTTGCAGCCCGTAAATTACTGATGGATGCAGATAATTCAATGACAAGTCAAGCATTGAGAAGTAAGGTCAAAGGTTTAGATGAAGGAATGCTTGATGAATTAGGGGCGGAATATGGCCTTGAGCGCACGGAAGAAGGTGAATGGACTGTGAATGAAGCACTTGACAATGAGATTGTTGAGCGTCAGGGTTCGCCTCTTGCCCGAATTAGTGGTTCTATACAGGGTGGGGTGCCTTCGGGAATGTTAGATATGATTACTACGCCGCGTGGACCCACTGAATTAACGGATGAAGAAGCGACACCTATGTTCGATCCATACCGTTTGGAAGAACAAGGAATGCCGGAAGGATTGCCAACGCATATCAACATTCAAACAAAAGATGGGCAGGGAGAGGACGTTGAAGGTGAATTAGAGGTTGAAGGTAATAGAGCAACCCTTCGATTCCCGCAAAAAACACCCCGTGAGGCGAAAGATGAGGAAGAAGTGGTCGTTCCAATCGAAGAAGAACCTGAACCACCAATGCCCGGTCCTATGCCTCCCCCTCAACCAAGTGGTTAAATACCATAACACGAACTGACTTTGTTCAATGGCTCAAAGTGCGCTGTGGTCTGCGACTGGTTCCGACTTCATTCTGAAGGCGGCATCAGGCAACGATCTCGTCATCGCCGGTTATGCCTCCGTTGATATGGTGGATAAGCAGGGAGATAGAATCCCGGTATCCGCTTTGAAGAAGGCATTCAACGGATTCATGGATAACGCGGCTTACCGTAACGTCCAGTTAGCGCACAGTGGCATTCAGGTTGGAGAAGTCCTACCGTCCTATACAGATAGTGAAGGGCGCGTGTGGAAATCCACCGTTGATGACCACGGCCTCTTCGTCGTATGCAAAATCCGCAACGACATTGAGAAGGCGCGTGAAGTCCAAAAGCAGGTTCGCAGTGGCGAACTGCGAGCATTTTCCATTGGGGGTCAAGCCCTCTTCCGTGTGTCTAAGACCACAGAAGAACATGGCACCCACCGTGAAATCACGGATATGGAACTGCATGAGATTACCTTGTGCAAAAAGGGCATCAACCCTGAAAGCACATACACCCTATTGAAAATGGAAAGTGATGATATGACAAGCGAACAAAGCGAAACCTTGAATGAAATTAGAGATGCACTATCTCGGATAAACAAGCACATGGAAACAGATGAGGCACCGGCAGTCGAACAGGCTCCCGCACCCGTAGCGAAAACTGAAGAACAGGCAATCGCTTACATTGACTCATTAGAAAAATTCGCACACCAACAAGGTGTCGATCTGGATGGCCTTCGTGGTCACTTCGGACTTGGCAAGGCGTATATGGTTGGCGTTGATGGCTCACATGGCTTCAACCACCGAGGACAGGGCGACCTTATCGGCAGCGGTGAAGATGCAACCCTCGCATCAGCACCAAGCCTTCCAAATGCAAAATCCAACAAATATGTGATTAAGCAACCACAGGTTCCACAGATGAAGAACGCAGCCCCACAGGGCAACCGTCAAGTCATCAAGCAGGGTCTTGACCTGACCCCACAATCACTTGAGCGTGGTTATCAGGCATATTCAGGAATCCGCGACGAAGAGGCTGTAAAGTCCCTTGTTGAGAAGGAATGGAATGACCGATATGAGGCTGAAACACAGCAAGCACTTGAAGTGCAAAAATCGCGTGACTACGGTTCACAGATTGCTGCATTGACGCAGGAAATCGAATCACTACGCACTACAAACGCAGAAATTCAAAAGTCAGCGGTGCCCGTCCCGGCCCAATCTGACATTCGCGTGCCAACCCACGAAGAATTTGCCGCTCTTGGCAACGACATTGACGGATGGCGAGCATTGGAAGAACTCGGACAACGTGCTTTGCACGGGAGCGTCCAGTGAGGGACACAGGTTACAAACAAAAAAAATGGAGATGATGAGAAATGAGTGGTAGCGCAGGATATATCCGCACGATTGAAGATATGGAACATTTGTATTATGGTGCAGGAACAGGACAAGGAGCATGGGCTTACAGCGGCACAGATTTGCTGAAAGCAGACTCACCAATGATGAGCAGCACAGCAGGAACATATCAAGCGATCTTCGGACGCAAGGTTTGGTCCCAGTTGAACCAAGAATTTAACGCATTCAGTATTCTTCCCAAGAAGCCGTGGGAGAAGTCGGGATGGCGTGTCACCACTGCAAAGCCTTCCTTCACAAAGGGCGGCGGTGTTGGTGAGAACGCAACCCTACCGGAAACAAGCAAGCCTGAATTCGTTCATGTTAGCACCAAACCAAAGACTGTGGCACACACCTTCGACCTATCGGAAACTGCCATGTTCCTTGCTGACAAGGATGACGGACTGGGCGATGCTCGGGCTGTCATCAAGATGGAGATGGCAAAACACCACACCGAACATATCAACAAAATGCTTCTTCAGGATTTGGATACACCGGCAGGGAACGACTTTGAGTCGCTTGACCGTGTGACTTCATCGTCCTTCGTGGAAACAGCGGCCTTCTCGGACGTGAGCGGTCTTGGAGATCACAACCTATACAATCTGACCCGAACCACTGGTTCATCCCAAGAATGGTTCGATGCACAGGTGGACGCAGGAGCGACAGGTGCCGAGCGTGCCTTGACTCTCAACATCCTTGACGGTATGTTCCGCCAAGTATGGGAAGCAGGTGGTCAGCCAAAGGTCATCCTAACTGGCTACGATACACTGGAAACCATTCAGCAGTTGCTACAACCACAACAGCGATTCGTTGAGATGAAGCGTGTCACCCCCGGCGTCAATGGCGTGAAAGGTGTTCCCGGTCTAAACGGTGGATTCATGGTCGCAACCTACAACGGTGTGCCTATCATCCCATCCAAAGACGTTCACAAGGAATCCGGCGGCAGCAGCCGACTATACTTCCTCGACACCGATTACCTGTGGTTCACCACAGCAAAGCCAACCCTTTACCATGAGTCCGGTATTGAAACAGGCGATCCATTCGGTATCAACCGCCTCGGTCAAATGGGGCTATTCCATACGATGGGCGAACTGATTTGCACCTTCTTCAAGGCAAGCGGGAAGATTCGTGACTTGAGTTGAGGATGAAAACAAACAAATGAAAAAGGAAGTGGAAAAATGGCAACAGCAAATATCACACAAGGCAGCAGCAGCGTAGTATTGGATACCCGAATGTGGGCAGGAAGCGACCCGGCAAGCACAGCATGGTTACAGTCACCTATCGGCAGTAATGCCGCTGAAGGTGCCCTCAACCTACTGATTGTCGATTTGGTGTGCGCTTCGGCAAGCACCCTAACCAAGTTGAACTTCTCGGACACCACGATTACTGGTGTTGATGGAACAACAGCATTGGCTATCCTCGGCATTCAGAATCTATCCGGTGGCTTTGAAGAACCAACCATCCCAACCATCGCATCGGGAGAGGTTCAATTCACAACAGCGGGCGGCACAGCGGGCGACACACACAGACTCACGATCCTTTACCGTTGAGTCGGTATAGGAGCGTGAAAACATGGCGACTGTAAAATACGTTGGCGACAGGCCATACGTTGAGTTTTCATACGAAGGCACAAAGTATGGGTTTGCACGCGGCATGAGCCGCACTGACATTCCTGAAGCCTGTGCAGCAGAATTTGAGCATGATGGCTTCCCACAGTGGGCAGTGAGCGATTTAGAGGCATCAACCACTGACAAGATGCTTGAGGTTCTTGAGGAACCCACACCGGAACCTACACCGGAACCGGAACCTGTTGTTGAAGAGGTTGTTGAAGAACCTACACCGGAACCCGCTGAAGAAGAATCCAGTGACGATTTCGATCCTAACTGGACTCGCGCTCAAATGATTCAATGGTTCAAGGCAAGAGGCGAAAGCACATCACGCACTTCAACAAAGGCTTCTCTAACAGCCCGTGCTGAAGCAATTATGAATCCGCCCGAAGAGTCGGGTGATGAGTAATGCCTATTCACGCTCACAGCATTGATGATGGCGAAGGACGATACGGATCTAGAACCCGTGTCAATCGCCTTGTCTATGAATTTACTGCACCTGAATTGGTCGGTGCGCCACAGGCAATAGCCCAATTTCAAATGAATGGTAAAATCCACAAAATTGTTGTTGATGCTACCCGATGCGTATGTGAAGGAACCGTGAATAAAACACACGGCACATTTCAATTGTTGGATGGTGATTTGGTCGATGCTGCGGGCACGCCTTACTCATACCATGCACAAATCAGTGCATTGGATTTCACAGCGGCTTCCCCTGCACCATATCAATTTCAAACCAGTGAAGGTGCGGCCACTGCCGATGGCACCCACGCTGATGCTAACCATTTAGTGGTGTGGCCCGGAAAGCAGAACAGCGGTGCCCTCCCACAAACCCTCAATGGCGCAGGAGCAGCCACAGTGATGGACGATACTACGCCGTGGACTGGTCTTGTCTGCGGCAAGGTATCGGTCAGTTTAGGATTGAGCGGAGCCGGTGCTTGGGATGGAAGCACAGGGTCATTATTCGTAGTTATCTATTACGAATGAAGCGAAGCATATATGAATAACAACAGCACCACAGGGGTTGAGCAGCATGGCACTTACAATCGCAAAGCAAGGTCGAACGAACGTCACAGGCAACCGTCTTTCGGTGACACTGAAGGTTACATTAGACAATTCATACCCACTGGGTGGCGCAGTAGCAACGAATGGATACGCATTCGATCTGCCTACTTTGTCAGGAATTAAGACCATTGAGCAAGTGAACATTTCAGGCGGCAACAAGGCCGCAGCACTGGGTCTTGGCTACCACTACTGGTATGACCGTGACAACAAACGCCTCAAGGTGTTTGAGAGCGGTCATGCGGCAATTGATACTTCAGGTTCTTCCGTTGCAGCAAATACCGATCAGGCACCAATGGTTGAATTGCCAAACGCAGCAGCAGATTTGAACGGCCTCATCATTTACGTCACGGCGACAGGGACGCGGGCTTGAGGGTGTCGCCTTACGGGGTGACAACCAATGGGTCGAATGGAAGTCGAATCAATTGATTTATCCGAATTGATGGATATTGAAAGCCGACGCAAAGTGCGTATGGCTGAAATCGCTAATCGTAGTCGAGCAACCGTCCGTGAGGATGATAGCCCATTCTCCGATGAGAACATGAAAGGGGCGACCAAAAAGCGCGTTGGCCTCAATCGTCGGGACCGACAAGATATTCAGAATATCGGTTCAGGCACCCGCTGTCTATCGTGTGGTTGTCTGCATTTCTGTTGGGTTCCGAAGTGCGGTGCCTGTGGTGCCCCGATGAGTTTTAATCTCGGCAGTCATTCTGTGGGGCGGAGGGTCGTCTGATGCCGCGAACATTTTCGCCCGGACACCGCCCCGAAGCACCCCTATACCCTGATGATTTAGTTTATTGCACGGTGGCTGATGTATCCGACTATCTGCAATTGCCTTTGCCCGATCCAGTGTCGTTAGCAGCCAATAGCACCATCGTTGGTTCAGACATTAAATTCCCAATCAGTGGTGCCGATTATCGCAGGTGGGGTTTTCAGGCGACTGACAGCATTCTTGTCTATGACGATGATGATGCAATAGGCAAGACCTACACAATCACTTCATCGGCTTCTGTTGGTTCTGATGGGCAAGTCTATTTGATTGCCGCCAAAGTGGGTTCAGAAGCATATACAACGGCCAAAAGTGCGAAAGTGCAAATGTTGTCAGCCATCACCAACAGCAACGAGCGCGGTTTGAAGAAGTCCTTCGTGGAGAAGTTGATACGAAACAGACAGGATTACATCGACAAAGTGACCCGTCACGCATGGCGACCCCGATTAGTGGCCGAGGAATACCTGAATTTCACTACTTTCAAGCCATTCCGACGCCGATACTACACCGACTATGTGGGGGCCGTATTCGTCAGGCACGGGGCCATACAACAGATTCTCAAGATGGGGGCATGGCAAGGTGACTATTACCGTGAAATGGCCGCGTCCCGTGTAGCACTGAAAATTGCTGATCATACGCTTCTATCCGGTGAATCCGTAGTGCTATGTCCCGGTGCAAATGGGACAGCCACTTTGACTGTCGGTGCAGCGGCCACCAATTGGAGGGCCGATTTTGACCACAAATCAACAGCCACCAATCTTGCTTCTCTCATCAATCAAGACCCCGAATACAACAAAGACGCCATTCAGATCGGTTCATTGACGGTTGAAACACCAAGCAGTTCTGCTGCCGCTCTCAATGTATCTCACGAATTTTTGGCTCTTGCTAACAGTGATGCGGGCGACGGTGTAGTCGAGATTTCATCTATGCGTAGCACGGAAGGTGGTTCCAACGCCACTATTGCAGTGACGCATAATACTGGTATTACGTTGGATACACGGCTGATGACTGAAGCCAGTGCAACCGTCGCTTCAGTCACCGGCTCACCGGCAACGTCATTCATAGTGAATGATGGTTCGTCATTCACCACAGGGCATGGTTTGGTCTATTTATCTGATGGGACCACCAATCGAATTGCATTATGCACCCGTAGTGGGAACACATTTACCGTTGTGGCTGATCTTCTCCATAATTTTGATAACCATGTGGAAGCAGATGACACCGTATTGCAGGTTCGATTCAAATGTGATATTGTCGATGAAGAACGGCAGAAGTCATGGTGGTCTATTGAGGAGAACGGCATGGTTCTATTCAATAATGAATATCCATTCTATGAAAACCATTCAATGAGAATGTCATACATCTATGGTGAAAGATACGTCGAGAAGTCGATCCATGAGGCGTGCGTCAAATTGGTGGTTATGGATATTCTAATGTCGGATGATTACAGCGTGTTATTCCCTGAAGGGTCACAAAACGTGGACTTGAATACGAAGCATCAGAAATTGGAAGCGGAAGTGCAGAAATTGTTGGTCCCATTCCAAGAATCTATTATTGTAGCGGGTATGGGTGGTTGATGTGGATTGGGTTAAAATCAATAAAGCCACTGATGAATTGGTGAATGCCTTGACAAAGCGAGCGCAAACAGAACCTTCCCATTTGGAAAAATTGGAGATTTATGAGCGACTTACTCACAAAGATGAATACGGAGAGGACATAGATGAAGCAGAATTGGCAAGCATCATGGAATCACACAGGGCGGCAAGCCCATTCAAATTGGATGCTGACGCTGCTTTGACAAAATGGAAGGAGGTGTCCTAATGGCCGATGCTATCGCTACAATTGAATCACTATTGGATTCTGAATGGAATGTGTCACCTAAACCTTCCATTTTGGATATTGCTACTCTTGATCGCGGGGAAGGAAAGCGAACACGATTACAAGACCATGACGTGATACGAATTTTTGAAACGGCGCATAACGAAGCGCAACCTGAATTGCTGTTCGATTTCGTCAATATCCATGTGAATTTGACAATCGACGTAAGAACCATGAAAAGCAGAAGCAGACTCGGTGACTTGAGGGACGAAGTGCGGCGCATCCTTCACAAGTATAGAAAAGGGGATGGAATTAACTTTGATAGGGCAATCTTCAAGACAAGGACCGACCTGTCAGATCGCAGTAAGAGGCTCTTTCGCTACACAATGCAAGTCGAAATAGTGACATTCGCACAACCACTACCAACAATATGAGGAATAAAAATGGCTGTAAATTTGCTATACAAAGGAGATTTGTCGGAGGTATCTCTCGCAAAGGAAACCGGACTTTTCGGACAGGGAACCAACGTCACATCGGGCACAGGCGCGACTGCCGGATGGAACACTGCTGACGGCTCCACAGCCAATTCATCAACCATCAATCTTGGTGCAGGGATGTATTGGGTCAGTGGTTCACCACAAAAGGCAGAAGTGCCGGATGGAATGCTTGTTGGTGCAACATTACGCATTTATTCGTCGGGAGGCAGCAATCGCTACACCGCTGACGATTACCCAAGCACCAAGCGCACCTACTACATTTCAGCCAATAGCGGCAGCACCCTTACGATCCAACCGCGTTTGGCTACAACAGGGGCCATAGTTGCCCACACTGGTGATTATTTCATCATCAATACCCTCCGAGTTCCAACGATGGAGGCTGCGATGACAGCAACCGATCAACGCATCAAAGCCGACCAATTCTTGGGTCTGCTCAATTCATTTGCACTACCCGAACCTGAAATCGACGTGAAAACACAGCACGTCGTCGGTATGGGCCGTGATGTCAATGTAATGACGAGCGGCAAGGAAACACTTGCAGGAGGCGCGTATGATACGATGGCCCATTCATTGAGGATGTTCAAGTATGCCCTCGGAGGGCACACGGCTCGTAGTAAGGGCGAATTCACCAATGTGACAGGCACAGACACCGTATTGGATGACCTGCCCCTCAATCTCAAAGATTCGGCAACAGCCGCTTATGCGGCGCATGAAGTCGGTGCAACCGGAATAGATACAAGCATTACAGCAACGACTGGTGCAGCGGGCCTTACGGGTATATCGAACACATACACCGGGTTGGATGTGTTTGTCGGTGCGCTTTCTGTGGCCGATTCAGGAGATGAATTGACTTTAACCAATAACGCCAGTGTAAGCCACGAATCAGCACCCACAGCGGGTCTATTCAAGGTGCTTTCAGCCGATGGAAACGATGTGTTGCTTGGATATTATGGCGCAGGTGGTGGCGCATCAACCACACTTACTGGTTGCATTGATATTGATGCCGGGGCAGTAGCAAGGGCGCAAATTGTCAATGTCCCAATTTATCTTCTCGCTCAACCTGCCGCCTCTATCACAGCGGGCGATCTGCGAATCAGTATTGGGGCCACACTTGCGGCCAAATTCTCCGTTGGCGATTATCTTCAGATTTTTGACAAGGACACCGTTCAAATCCCCGGCGCAGATGCAGAATTGCCTACTCTCAACAAGCACGAAATCCGCCGAGTTATCGCCATTGGAACAGCCAGTGGAGGGGATGCGGGCTATCTCTATGTTGAAGAACCATTCCTGTTCAGCCACACAGCCGCTTCTATGGGTATTGAGAGGATGAAATACACATGGGACAGCACAAACAGCCACGCATGGAAAAGGGGAAGCCCTGCCATTGTTGATACGACAAGCGAATTGAAGTATGGTGTGGTTCACAATTTCTTTGGATATTCATACCTGCCCACATTCAGCATTGAAACATCACACCGTCAAACCGATGTGACACCCGGCGAAGAACAAATGTTGAGGGTATTCAGTGGTTGTAAAGTCAATGCTTTGACTTGCACCGCAGACAGTGAAGGGGAGGTCAAAATCAGCGGCGACTATGAAGCAGGTCGAATGTTCACCGATACTGCAAATCTCTTCACGACACCACATCGAATGTTTGAGAATACGGCTAACACACGGGTGAACCGTCGAGTATCAGGGATCGCTGTCAATGGTGAGAAGCCATACCTATTCCAACACGTTATGTTCAGTGCCTTTGGTGCTGTCGTATTGCGTGCCCTAAACGCCGAATTATCAATTGCCAATGGAAATACTGCTCGGTGGTATATTCGGGGCACTGATGGGGCGTATGCGGCTGCTGATCAGGTTCAAGAATCCGCTACACAGTATTCCTCGGAAATCACTGAAGCGGCCCGCGAATATACATTCAAATTCAGTGCATTGGCGGAGGACAGTCGTTGGTTCGATGAAGTGCGAAAGCGCACCCATCACACCAATACGAATGACATTACATTGACTCTCACTAAGCCCGGTTCGGCAGCAACCCGTCAAAATGGTGTAATCACCATTGAAGATTACACCGTATCGAAGGCAGAACATCCACTGCCTGATGACAAAGGCCCAGTAACAGCCAATGTCGAATTCAAGGTCCGGCACATGAAAGTGACCGAAACCAATCCGTATTTCACGCTTTGATAGCGCAATAATCAAATAGGACAGAT